TCAAAACCATCAACATCTATTTTGACAAAGTCCACTTCAGAGAAGTTGTAACTGTCAAGCGGTATGCACTTAATGTCACCTTCGCCCTCGTTTAGAACTGTTGAATTAAAATCTTGATTTGCCGAGTGTGATCTATCTGATAACCCATATGGCCATAACACCACGTTATCTTCTTTTATGTTCTTGGTGAAACACTCGCGGAAGTTAGGATTTGGTTCGAAACAAATCACGCTCCTAAACTTATTCGCCAAGGGCCTGGTCCATTGTCCGATGTTGCTACCTATGTCCAAGCACACACGCCAGTTTTTGACGTGTCGCAGTGCAGTATCTCTTTGTAGTCTTTGTCCGTTACCGGCATCTTCTAGGAAGGTTGGTTTGTCGTGCTGTCCATACAGCACCCAAAAACTATTTTCCGTCGCCACCACATTCCTTGCAGGCACAGTCCGGGCAGTCTCGACATTCTGTGCAGGATCGTCCACAGTGCTGTTCGCATTCACATTTCTCACAGATGTATCTTATCATCATTACAGTTCCTTGAATTTTTTATGTATGTCTGTGTTAGGCAACTTAGACTGCAACATTTGTTTCAATCTGTTAAGCGTCTGCGACTTTGTTCTGGAACCTAAGTTTGTGTAATTGGAAACTGCCCTCCTTACATTTTTGTAATTTGCATCACTTATATTCAGAGCCCGTTCCAACTGTGTAAGATATTTGAAGTGTTCATCCCAACTCCGCATGTATCTCCTTAGTTGCATCACAGGAACTGGTTGCCTCTGCCTCATGGCCTGTGCTTGATTCTTATTCTTTAATTTTTTGGTTATCTCTGGATCACCAGATACGATTGCCAGCATGTTTGCCAAATCATTGTTTATCATCCTCACTTGATCAAATGTGCCTTTTGCCATGGTTTGGTCTGCATAGGACTTAACAAAAGATTGTGTCTCTTTTTGTTGACTCATAAGTGCAAGTGCCAGAAAGCTAAGGTAGATTCTTTCTGTAACTTCAGGAAAGGTAAATCTTTGCAGATCACTAAATTTCCTTATGACTTTCGCTTCAGATACATACTTTACAAATGGTGTTAACATATAGGTATTTATAGGGCACATGCAACGAAATTTTATTCTGACCGATGTAATGAAGACCGGAGACCATCATTCCTACGAGCAGTTTATAGACACACACTCTTTACCAGACCAAACATTTGATCACACTGGCGAATATTATACCCTACACAAACACGACCTTGACAGTTATGATAGGAAGTTTGCTTTAATAGATATGCGGATCCATAATAACAGACTAATTGATAACAGTGCATACAAGAAAGATTTACAGGGAAGGCTAGAACTTTTACATCAACAGGGATTCACCTTTATACTAACCAATCCATGGGAATCGTTGGACAACATTAAATCGCAGATATTCATCACCGGAGAGAAAATGAAAGAGATAGATATACCTTATCCTTATTACACATGGACCGGTGGAGTATCTTGGTTTTGGAACTACATGTATCATAAACACAAAGATAAAAAATATAAATTCACACACGACCATAACGGAAGTTATTGGCACAAACTACATGAATATCTTTATCTTAACAAAGCACCGAGAGAACACAGAGTCAAACTTTACAACAAAATGCAAAGCAATAATATCCTAGATAACAGTGTATACAGTTTCACGTTATTGGATAACCCTGTGAGACTACCATCCAAGTATGAATTGCCTGGCATAGACCCAAAAGACTATCCTCGCTGGGGTAAGGACCAAGACATATATGAATTGCCGTACATAGATACAGTCTGTTCAATTGTGTCTGAAACAAATGACAACAACTATGAAATTTTTATGACGGAAAAGATATGGAAACCAATAATGGCACAGCACGTTTTTATCGTGCATGGTAATCATTTGTATCTACAAAAATTAAGGGAAATGGGATTCAAAACTTTCAGTGCGTATTTTGATGAAAGTTATGACCTCGAAGCTGATCCCGACAAACGTGTAGACAAAATTGTTTCATTGTGTGCTAGTTTAAAAGACAACTCCACAGAACTTAGACATGGACACAAAAAATGGCAGGACATATATCAACAGACCAAAGCATTAAGAAAGCACAACTATGATACGATGTTTAATAAACAGAAGTTAAGTTTAGAAATTAATAAGACTTTAAATCTATTTCTTGAATTTGCTGATACCAGTCAAGTTTCTTCTTGAAAATCCTAATCTATCAACCAGTTTAACGGCATTTCCCGACCTATCAACAGCGACGAAGCCTTCTGGCTCCGTTACTTCTAGTCCACCATCTGTCTGCTGGAATGAACCTATCGCCTGTGCTTGATTCATTTTCTTCAATACAAATGCTTTCATTGTCTGCACTGCCTTGTAGAAAGTTAGCATGGCCTGTAATGGTTTCTTAGCTCTGTTTAGAAATACAGGCATCTGTTTCATCTTGTCCTGTCGCAGTTGTAAAGCCTTCTGTGCCTTCAATCCGGACATCTGCTGTTGCATTCTGTCTGCATAGAATTTCCTGAATCCTAATAAGAACTTGGCGACATCGGTAGGTAGTTGTCCTTGCTTAACCATTGCGTTGATGTACATCTGGAACATTGGTATAAAGTCTTGATTCTGTCCTAACACACTTGATAGATTACGTGGCACACTGTTCAATAGGTTCTCAAGTTTTTCTATACTGTTGTAGAATTGTTTTGTTTCGTCGTCAGTAAATTTAGCACTACCAGACACGTCCTGGTAGGTCGCATTGTCAAAGAACACATCATTGCTTTTTGTAAATGCACTAACATCTGCTCCGCCTTTTGCATTCATATCTTCTAAAGAATCACCCACATATGTTGTATGGAATATTATTCCAACTTTGGCCCTGTCTATCTGTTTGCCTAATTCACTTGCTTCTGGCACCGCATATGTAATAGTGTTCGGTGTGAACGTTAGGTTAGGCTTGCCGTCTACGTTCTTACGTGTGATGTCTTCATCTGTGAACAACAGATCACCTTGCACCACGCCTTGTATGTTTATTTTCTTTAAATGGACAAGACACTTCAACAACTTCTGTCCTAGTTCATCTGTGCCATGGTTGTTTGCTATGTCTTTCTTGGTGTAATTTATCTTGGCGGCCTTTGCGAACACAGACTTTGTGCCTACAAAGAACTTGCCGTTGGCCGGATTAGTTCCACATACCACAGCAGGTGCGCCATCCCATTTGACTGACACACTCATTGCTTCTGAACTTGATCCTTTAAGTGTTAATAATAGTCCTCTGAAATACTCAAGCACTGCCTTGCCGCCCTCGTAACCGTCAGTGATCACAATGTCCTCTATGTGTTCAAGGTGTGTCCTTTTAAATTCTGTAAGGACATCTTCTATCAACATGATTAGTCCTCTTTGTATTCACCGTCTTTGATTTTCAACACGTTTTCCTTGACGTCCTTGTTCTCTTTGATACGTGCAACGCCTTTGCTGAATTTGGATGCATCCATGTTCTTTATAGCTGAATTGAATTTCTTCTCTAATTTGAACGCCGTGTCCTGATCGAAATTCTCTCTAATGTAGGTAATCAGTCTTATGGTGGACTCCAATATGTGTGAGGCTCTGCTCTCCACAACTTCCTCCTTGTCACGTTTAAGTGGCATCGAGCTTAATTCTTCTAATAGACTTTTAGTATGTTTTTGCATTGTAGGTATTTACTTCTTATTGTAGCACAATTCTAGCATAAGTCTACCCATTTTAGGTTATTTTACTTTGCGATAGATAAAATACTTGCGTTGATTAGTATCATCACGTATATCTAGAATTTTTAGGTTGAACATCTCAGAAAGTTCTATAATAAAAGGTACGTTCCAAGCAAAAAACTCAATCCAATCTGCTTCAGGCTTGTCATGAGATAATCCAGGGTTTACTCTAAAGAACATTAGACCATTATTTGAAAGTAGTTGTACACATCTACTGACTTCTGCAATTATTTTTTCTTTGGAGCCAAAATTCACTGACCCTAGGCAAAGTATTACATCGAAAAGTTTGTCTGTTTTGTATTGCAAAGTGCCAACTTCAAAGTCTGCCTTATCGTTATACGGGTCTATGCCTACGAGATTATGAATCTTATCTTTGAATTCATTGTAGCCACACCCAACATCAAGCACCGCTCTTGGTTTCAAAGCATTGACTTCGTTAATTAGTGCAAGTCCAGAGTATTTCCATTTTTTCATATCGTTCTGCCAATACTTGGAGAAGTATTTGTGTAAGCAGGCGTCGTCAATTGCTTCTGAATATTGCTCTAAAGTGTCACAGCGTTCGACAACTACACCAAAAGTTTCTTTGATAAAGGGTTGCGTGATTTTCGAAAGATCGTTCTGACTGTGTCCTAATAATTTTGCAAATATTTTTTTGTTCATTAATTGTACACGTATACTTTGATATCGTTTTGTTCATAGTTATGTATCCTGCCTTTGGTGTTTGGTAAACTAATATTGAGTGCTCTACAAAGGTCTACGTTGTCTGCAGGACAAGTCACCCTGTCTTGATTGTTTTTAATAAACTGCATTATGTCTCTGTTCTCAGATTGTATATGACTCCACATTGTATCTTGATCTTTGAAATAACTGTAATTGGGGTAGGTGATATCAAACCCGCCGGCATCGTTCCACCATTTCAGACATTCGAAGTCATTACGATGCACCATTACGATCGGATGTCCTAGTGTAGAAAGTTTGTCCAGACTATGTGCGAATGTGTGTGATTTAATTATTCTTCTCCCTTTGCCTGAGAAAGGCAGATCCCAATTGTCACTGGTGTTGTTAAACTCCATTCCTGGATCAAAGTATGATCCTATGTGTCTTACTACGCCTTTGTTGTATGCCCTTTCACTGGTGCTGTCCGATTGATCAATGTCAGGTGACCTGTAAATGTTTTTAGCAACACTACTCCATTTTGATCCTGGTGCACCAGTGAAAAGAACATACATTATTCAGTAAGTTCTTTTTTGTAGACTGTGTTGTAACCTAACTGTTCCTTTTTGAAGTCAGCCAAAGTCTTTAGTGCCTCGGGTGTAATAAAAGACTTCAGTGTCCTTACAGCGGCATCACCGTCTGCACCTGTCCTCCACTCGTACTTGCCCACTTTCTTTTCGATAGCGGCTACTGACTCTGGATCGTTTATCATTTTGTTTAAGGCGGCAACAAGTTTATCCTTATTTGGATTATCTTTGTTTACCCAGAATGCTTTTTGAAGTGCATCTCTCCAACTCTTTACAAGTTTGTATGCGTCATAAAAATCACCACTTGGTGCAACATCGTATGTATCTTCAAACAGTGCTTCAAATGTTGGTTCAGTAAAGTTAGGATCTTTTCCGTGTTGTCCTGTGTTTACATCAAGTAGTCCATGATGGAACCATGTGTAAGCATCTCCCTTTTTAATTACAGGCATAACATGTTTCTTGTAAGCGGCAGGGTTCTCTCTGGTTGCGTTTAAGTCACCTCTAATGAAAGCAAGCCTTCTCTCAGAGCCTTTCATTCCTTTTACCCATACTACTTTATTCTCAAATGTTTTAATAGGATCACCGTTTGGTCCTGTCAGCAACATGACAATGGCCATTACTTCTGGTGTCATACCAGATCCAGATGGAAACTGTATTGGTCCATTTGTTGTATCGGCTTTCTTCCTTGCACCCACGATAATGTTCAAGTTCATTTGTCCAATTGACTCCCAATCTAAGTAATTGTAATCAACAGGTTCAACAAGATATGATATACCGTTACCACCGTGTGATACAAGTATTGTCTTGTCGTCGAACCTTAGTTTATTTTGGAACTCGTTTGGTCCCAGTTGGTCTCTTGCACCAGGCTTGTAGATAAGATTAATCTTCTCACCTAGGTGTTTCTCCCATTCTGCAACAACTATCTGTGCCCACACAGAAGTTCCACCAGATGGTTTTTGTGGCACGATCAAATTGTAATCTGCCATGGCTGTTGTTGTCATTATGACCAAAGCCATTATTATTTTCTTAAGCATAGTTTAGTCTACTCCGTTTTGTAATGCCCCAATATAGTAAAAGTATAACACAAATCATTATAGAAATAAAGAGTGGTCTTGTGATTAAATCATTTACCGTATGGAGTGATGTTAATTGGTAAGTGAGGTTGTATATCCTGTCACTTAACAGGTACCCAATTAACAGTGCTGGCCTGCTAACTTGGAATTTTTTACATAGCAATCCTAATATAGAGAATGCTACAAGCACTGCAAGGTCTTCCCACCCGCCTGTGTACTGCAAGGTTGCCCAAACAATAACAGCAAGTATGAAAGGAAAGTAATACACATATGGAATACGTGTCACCCACCCTGCGAAATATGCCAGTCCATAACAAACGACAGCAGTGATCATTGTTCCTAGCAAGAATGCGTAGGTCATGCTGTCAAATAATTTGTCGTCGTAAAAGGTATCAGGAGATCCTAGGTCGATGCCCAGGTATAAAAACAGTCCCATCAGTATCGCGGCGAATGGTGCACCTGGGATACCAAATAACACTGTTGGGATAAATGAAGAGGCCTTCTGTGCATTGTTGGCTCCTTCCGCTCCAACAACACCTTTTACATTACCATCTCCAAACTTCTCTTTGGGATTGGCCGCCACCGTGGCACCGTATGCCAACCAGTCCGCCATTGCGCCACCAAGTCCCGGGAGCAGTCCTATGAAAGAACCTATGGCTCCTCCTCTTATGCTGTCCTTCCAACAGCTGATAGTGTCCTTAATTCCTTGTACAAGGTCTTGCCAACTACCTTGCTGTGCTTTGATTGTTGTAGTTTCCTTTCTGTTGAACCATCCGTTCCAAAGTTCTGGTATGGCAAAAAGTCCTGCAACGAAAGGTAATATCTGTACACCGTCTTCGAGGTATCTCCAACCCATTGTGAAACGAGGCACGTTGTTTACATCAACACCCACAAGTCCTATTGTGATTCCTAGCACTATGGCAAGTGTGCTTCTAACATATTTTGTAGTGGATACAAAACCCACAGTGACAAATGCCAACAGCACCAATGCCCACAGTTCAGGTATGCCCATGTACATAACAACTTTAGTGTACCATGGCAAGAATAAAAATGTAAGTGAGCCAAAGAATAATCCATTAGCAGTGCTGGATGTTATCGCGGCACTCAATGCCCTAGTGGCCTCACCGTTCTTGGCCATTGGGAATCCGTCGACCATGGTCGCCGCCGCAGAGTTGGCTCCAGGTATGCCCAACAGCACACCACTAAAAGAATCACCGGTTGTTGAGGATGCCACAACTGCCACACAAAAGATTACACCCAAGTAAGGGTCGCCTACAAAGTAGGGCATAAATCCAAATAGTGTGATTAGTCCTGTTGTTGCCCCCGCGGCTGGTATTAGGCCAATGATTAAGCCGTAAACAATACCCGCCATTAATATGACAAGTTCCATAATATTCGATTTTTAGGGATTATATGTTGTGAACTTCCATGGGAGCGTTACAACAAATTATGTATTTGTAGTTATATTTAAAACTATATACTTTATATGAAATTGAGTCAACAGCAAAAGATAAGAATGTATTCTCATCATGACGTAGATCTTGACGTTGAGGACGACTTTTGGCCCATAATAGGAACGCTCTTGACAATCATAGGTGTATGGACCGCACTGGTTCATTTCATTGACTGGGCCACGCTAGATGTTTTACCCTGGTGGGTTGAACCTTTAACCATAGCACCTTTTATATTCCTCATAATTATGAAAGAACATTACGACTCTTTGAACCCATTACATTGGTGGCCAATGTTCTGGGGGTATAAGGCCAAATTACCGGACGAGGATAAGATAACCATTAGACCCTTAGACACTGAACGGATAGTTCAACAGCATGGTGGAAGATTGAATGTGTACATCATCGACTACGAACACATAAAGTTCCGTAGGAAGAAAGACGCCGTTATTTTTGGTTTGAGATACTTCTAGATGGCTTGAACACCGCACCGTAATTGTTTTCGTACAAAGACAACTTATCCGAAAGCTCTTTTACAATTTGCTGGTATTCTGCAACTTGCACTTCCAAGTTCCCCAACTGAGCCTTCAGTAATTTAATATTGTCTTTACTTGCCTTGTCCTGCATAAGCCTTGTAAGATCTCTTCTTGTTCTTGTTCATTGAGCTCTTCTTGATTCTGCTCTTATTCCTGCCAATCGAAGTCTTCTTTGCTTTTCCTGGAACGTACCCTGATGTGTTATGTAATGCCATAATCTAATATTATAGTAGACAGCTTTATAAGTCAAGTATATAATGTAAATAATATTATGATCAAATATCAATTAAGATGCAGATGTAATCATGAGTTTGAGGGTTGGTTCCCCAGCAGTAAAGAATACACAAGACAAAAGAACAAGGGCATGATTCAGTGTCCCATGTGTGACAGCACAGCGGTTGACAAGGCCATAATGGCGCCAAATGTAAAAACTTCCAAGAAGAAAATTCCTGAAGATTATATGGTCATGGGAGAAAGCGCCGAGCACATCTTACGTAAACTTAATAAGAAAATTAAAAAAGACTTCCAAAATGTTGGTAAAAACTTTGCCAAGGAGGCTAGAAAGGCTTCAAAAGGTAAACGGGATCAAAAATTCTATGGAACAACTACCAAGGAAGAGGCCAACAAACTATTAGATGAAGGCATAGATCTGTTCGCTGTGCCAGACTACAAAGACAATTAGTCCAATAATAGTTGATCTTTTGGTGCTGGTTGACTTAATACACTTTCTAGTATATAATTGTTAACATGGAACGTAGGATAACAGAGATTGAAACTCCAGAGTTACGTAACCATATAACAACAATAAAGGAAAAGGAAACAATATGCTAACAGGTATGTTTAATACACTTTTTCCATCTACTAAGAAGGAAACAAAAACCATGGCAAACTCAACACAATACGTTGTATACACAAGAAACTTCAAATCAAGAGCGAAGCAGATTGGTGTATTTGC